AATATCAGAAGAGAAAGCATGATAGATTGAAGTTTAAGTTCCCTGGATCAGAAATGATTGAAAAAAATTATTCGCAAGCATTCCAGGACATGTTTATTCTTGCTGCAACTCAAGGTAAAACGAATGGACTTTATCTTGAAATAGGTGCTCAGCAACCTTTCTATCAAAATAATACTGCTCTTCTTGAGACTAAATATGAATGGGATGGTATTTCTATTGAGATTCTTCCTGATTTGTGTGCTCAATTTTCGAGGGAGCGCAAAAATCAGATCATTTGCAAAGATGCAACAACTATCGATTATTTGAAGTTGCTTAATAACTTTGATAAAGGAACTGATTTTGATTATCTTCAACTAGATGTTGAACCATCTAAGACTACTTTTGAATGCTTGTTAGCAATGCCATTCGAGAAGTATAGGTTTGGCATCATTACATATGAACATGATCATTATGTTGATATGACAGGATCTTATCGTGATAAGTCTAGGAAATATCTTAAGTTAATGGGATATGAAATGTTAGTTGCTAATGTTTCTCCAAACGATAACAGTCCTTTTGAGGATTGGTGGTATCATCCTGATCTTATTAATCCAGAAGTAGTTAATAAGATGAAGTCCGTATCAAATGAAACTGTTAATGTTGTTAAGTATATGTTTACCGATTAAAAACTTGTATGTACAAATACCAAATAAGCAGAGTTCTTGAGGTATTTGATGGATCTTCATTTGAAGCAGTTATAGATTTGGGTATGGGAGTCTATCTCAAGAAAGTTATATATTTGTCTGGAATAGATTCTCCAGACCCAAAGTCTACTGACCGAGAGACAAAGTTTTATGCATATAATGCTACGAATAAACTTCGTCATTACATAAAAGATGATTTAGTTGGAACACTATATGTGGAGGTCATTGATTATCATGATGACTGTGTGTGGGGTTATATCTACACAGAACAGTTTGATCATTCGATAAATAAACAAATGTATTTAATGGGATATGTTTGGGACAATGGAATCGATTTATCTAAGGAAGAACTTCCAAAAATAAGAGAACTTTTTGTTCTCAGTACACCACCTAAAAAGTATACGGGACTATTATGAGAGACTTACATCCACTTATTCAAGGACTAGCAGATTCTATTCTGGATAGTTGGCAAGAAAACTTCGATCTTCGAGAAGTAGAGATTGTTGATGAGTTTAAACTCATTGAGATGTCTTCTGGGGATGAAGAAGAAGTTTATGTTGAAAACTATGTATGGGAGACTGAAAAGTTTAGAAAGATTCATTTAGAAGTCGCTCAAATGAAATCTGGTCTTGACATTCTCCACACCAATATGTACCCAAGATATCAATATGATATCCCTATCTATGGTGCAGATATTGTTGCGTCAGAAAAAGCAGTTGGTGCAGCAATCGTAGACATTAGCTCTATCAAACCAGATAGGTCTTTGCCACAACAATATGAAATCTTAAACGTCCTCGATACAGAGTTTGAAAAAGATAAAAAGATGCCTGATTGGGGAGATGTATTTTCTGAGTATTGTGTTTTTGTAAGTCCATCCGAAGATGAATATCAAAAGTTTATCAATACTGCGTTTACATATTTAAACTATCATTGTGCTATTGCATATAACACCAAACCTATTTCAGAAAATATTAGAGAGAACTACGAAGGTCATAAGTATTACTGTGATAAGCAAAGGCAAAATACCAAGACCAGAGCTGTATTGAGAAGTATCTTTGGCGAAGAGTTTGCCGATAAATACATCAAAGAAATGTTGTTTGATTACCCAGAGATCTAATGACTGAAGAACCAAGACGCACCGAAGTAATCCACAGTATTAAATATGCTGAGGATGAATATCCAGAACAAGAGGATCAAGAAGTTTCTCCTAAACTAGAAGGTATTGATCTTGATAATACTCAAGAGATTGCTGACTACTACATGACAAAAAGTGGAGTTTTAGATCCAGATGAACTTGATGTTGAGAAAAAAGAAAAAGAACTTAGAGAAGATATTAAACAAGTTGTAGAAAACAAAGAAGACCTCATTGAGTATCTAACAAATCTACACGCTTCTATTGAAGTTATGGAAGAAAGAATCTATGAGTTGGAACTTAAAGCTGAAAAGAAAGAGAAAGCAAACTTGCCGATGAGACCACCTACTTCAGGAGGATCTGCTCTTAAAGGACTCAGCAACCTTCCTTTTGGGATCCTGTGAGGGGGGCTTGACAAGTTTTAAAACATCAAGTATTATAAATAAACATTCATGGAGCACTTGCTTCATGAACTGTAACAAACGAAGGCAAGTCGAGTCTTCTGTCATCTGTGGGTATACAACTCTACAAGTAAAAATAGGTAATTAAAATGATTAAATCCGCTTTCGCAGCCCTTGCTGCTGCTCCCCTTTTCGCTGGCGCTGCTATGGCAGGTCCTTACGTCAACGTCGAAACCAATGCTGGTTGGACTGGCTCGAACTACAATGGTGCTGCTACCGATCTCCACATTGGCTACGAAGGTGCCCTTGGTGAGCGTACTTCCTACTACGTTCAAGGTGGTGCTACCCTAGTGACTCCTGATGGTGGTGATGCTGACACCGTTCCTTCTGGTAAGGCAGGTCTTGGTTTCGCTGCTACCGAGCAACTCGGTTTCTATGGTGAAGTCTCCTTCGTCGGTTCTGGCGATAGCGACATCGACCGTGGTTATGGTGCTAAGGCAGGTGTGAAGTACAGCTTCTGATCTAAAGATTAGATAAAACTATTGGGGACTCTCTGAGTCCCCTTTTTACTATGAAGTATTTTTTTCATCCCCTTACTTTGATTAATCTGCTTATATGTGGATTCTTAGGAATCGTGCAAATAATACATACTCATACCCATTATCAAATGGATGTAGACGCAGATTCATATGTTCATAATTTTTTGAAAAAAAATCCAGACTACTGTAAGTAATAATACTTAGTTTGTCATGATACACTAACAGAGAATCTTGACATATTCTCTTTTGTACTATATACTATGTAAAGATTTATAACAAAACGTATCATGACTGTTACAACTAACGAGCACGGTCAACAAAACATGTGGGCTGTCGAACCTCAAATGGTTGTTGAGGACTACAATAAGAAGGGTCTTCTTTCTCCCTGGCAACAGAAGGAGATGTACAATGGTCGCTGGGCAATGATGGGTCTCATCATGGGATTCGTTGCTTATGCCATTAACGGCAAGTTCTTCTTTGGTATCTTCTGAGACTTGACAATGACCGAACTTTTCTTTACAATCATTAGTATAGCATTCTTCGTAATGCTTGCTAAATCTATCGAAAAACTTTCAGAAACATACTAATGGCATTTACTATCACTCTTCGTTTACCAGACGGCACTGAAAATATTATTCAATGTGAGGATGATCAATACATCCTTGATGCTGCTGAAGATGCAGATGTTGAAATGAACTATTCATGCCGTGCAGGTGCCTGCTCTTCTTGTGCAGGTAAGATTGTAAGCGGTACTGTTGATCAAGGAGACCAGTCTTTTCTAGATGATGAACAGATTGAATCCGGGTTTGTCCTAACCTGTGTTGCATATCCTACTTCTGACTGTGTTATTGAAACAGAAAAAGAAGAAGAACTGTTCTGATTATGCCTAATAAGTTTTATCTTTTCTCTAAAAAATCATGCGGTCCATGCGCTCTAGTTGAAAAATACTTTAATAATATTAAAGTAGATACTAGCATGATCGAAAAAATTGATTTAGAAGATTTTAGTGATACTCCTATTCCACAGGAAAATCTAAATCTTGCTAAAAAATATGGTGTAACCGCAACACCTGTATTAGTTATTACTGACAGTGAAGGTAATAAACTTGTACAATATATTGGGGGTATGGGAATCACACAAAATATTAGATCTGCTGTAGAAACATATGCCCAACCCAAATCAACTGTATGAAGACATGCAAAAACTAAATGCTCTATATGAAGAGCTCTGTTGGGAGCACGATGATGAACTAGTTTTCACTCACGAAAAAGGCAGAGTTATTATTTACAACAAACGATTGGAGGAAAAACAATGAAGTTTGGATTTACACCTGAGGCAGAGATCCTCAACGCTCGTGCTGCTATGATTGGATTCGTTGCAGCAGTTGGATCATATCTTACTACTGGACAAATCATTCCAGGAGTCTGGTGATGCTACTCCTGGTAACCATGATGCATGGTTCCAGTTCCAACAACTTAACATACTAAATAAACTTTAGTGAAAGGAGGGGATTAATCCTCTCTTTTGTTTTAATCTGACATGTTCTTTTTTACGTGTTATAGAGCTACCCTAAAGAGGTAGATGTAGAGTTCTATTATTTACATGCTAAACAAAATTCTTTCCCTCGCATTAATCAATGTTGTTCCAGCAGCTTGTGCTTATCCAAGTATTAATGAGATCAAAAATCCACCTGCTCTCACGATAGAACCTGTGGTTGGTTTGGTTGATACCGAGAAAGTGGTTGAAATCGAAGTAGTTGAAAAATCTTGGAAGTGTCCTGGATGTAATGACAATGAAAAGTATGTCCTTGAAAAACTCCAAGAGAAAACCCGAATCTCAGATCGTAATGCATTGGCAACGATCATGGGAAATATTAAATCAGAAAGTAACTTCATTCCCAATATTTGTGAGGGAGGTGCTAGAGTTCCTTACGATCGTTGCTATAGCGGTGGTTACGGACTCATTCAGTGGACCAGTCTAGGTCGCTATAATAACCTTAGTAAGTTCTGTAATAAGTATGATTGCGACCCTAGCAGTTTGGAAGGACAGACACGATACATGATTAATGAGAGTGTTTTCCAACGGTATCTGCCCGAGTTCGAAGGTGGTGGTCAAACTGTTGCTCAGTACATGGTTCCTGCTTACTATTGGTTGGGATGGGGAATCAAAGGATATCGTGAGCAGTATGCTTACGATTATACTAAGAAGATGATTTATGTGTGATAAATAATGGTAAATGATTTATTCCTATGACTAAACTATTCTCCGTTCTTTTGGCAGGGTTAGCAATAACATCCCCAACAGCATTAGCTAAAGAAAAAGGATTTAAAGCATTCAATACTATGGGTTCTATGGGTTGCATGATTTTACGAGAATGCACCGACAATGTTAGACAAATCCGAAGTATCGAAGATATTAAATCTGCTTATCCTGATTCTGATTATTCTGCTGTTGAGTATGAGTTTAACCAAATGCTTTTATCCCTTAATAAGATCGGAGTTATGGTTTTTCTAGGTGATCAAAAATATTTTCCTGTCGAAAATAGAGGTGTATATCATACAGTAAGTAATAACTTTTTTTTAAATGATGCTTTTATGCATCGTCAATCAACACTTATGTCGGTCATTCGTCATGAAGGTTGGCACTCCGCTCAAGATTGTATGGCAGGAACCATTGATAATAGTATGATTGCTATTATTAAACCAGAAGAAGACGTTCCTCCAATCTGGCGTGAGATTACAGAAAAGACTTATCCAAAATCTGCCGTGCCATGGGAAGCAGAAGCAATGTGGGCAGGTAAAACTGAAGGCATGACCATGAAAGCATTAGAGTCATGTGCTAGGGGCACTATGTGGACAGATTATGAACCGACACCACTTACAGAAAAGTGGTTAAAAGAGAATGGTTTTATTAAATAAATAATCATGAAATCTTTACTAAGGTCTATGCTTCCTAAAAAAATAAAAGATGGGAATGATGATGATGAGTTTGATTGGAGAGAAGAAGGTATATCAAGTCTAGTTCGACTCATTGTTTTAGTATGGACTGGAGCGATACTGACACTTAACTATGTTTCTATTCCAGGTATTCCACAACAAAAAATTGATCCTACATTTATTGCCAGTGTCTTTACTGGAACTTTAGCTACTTTTGGGGTGACTCCATCCAAGTCTAATAGTAATAATAATGGTAATGGAAATACTAAACCAGTACAAACTCTTAAGAAAAAAGAAGAAGAGATTAGTAAGTGAACTTATTGCTTCGTCCTTTATCTGATATTAATAATCCTACTTGGAGTGTTATTATATCTCTATTGATATTATTGTTTGGAGTAGCTTATTACATATATACAATAATGAGATTAGCATACCAGGAGTTAGAAGATGGGGGCATTGAAACCACCGAGCAGGAAGAGCTGCTACAACTTCCGAGTGACGGAGATCAATAGGGTTCTTGATGGAGATACTATTGATGTTACTATTGACTTGGGGTTTGACCTCTATAAGAAAGAAAGAGTTAGAGTTGCAGGAGTTGATACACCAGAGAAGCGAACCAAAAACTTAGAGGAGAAAGCACTTGGAATCGACGCAACCAACTGGCTCAAAGAAAAACTCGAAGGCACGTTGGCTGGTGATGATGAGTTGTCTGTTAGGACTGAACTTGTTGGTGGCACTGGCAAATACGGGCGTCTTCTGGGTTGGCTTTACATTGGGGACGACAGTGTGTCCCTTAACGAGCAAATGATTGCCGAAGGACTAGCGTGGGCATACGATGGTGG